TCAAGAATTTCCAACGAAATCGGCGCAATCTCTACGCCAGCCACCTGAGGCGAAAACTCAATCAGATCCACATCCATCACAATGCGCACAATACACACTCTTCCGGCTGCATTCTGCTGATTCGGCATACCGCTCACCATGTTTTTAACCTGACGCGCAGTTACCACTCCCCTCAAACCCAGGTAAGCATAATTTCCGGCACATAAAATATTGCGAATGATTCTGGCTGTTTTCCAAGCCTTAATCACCGCCATTCTACCGGTCCGACCGTCACCATCAAAAGTTCCAGTCGCGTAACAGTCAATATTAAAAGTGGCGGTCACATTATTTTTATTCGTAACAGTAGAACCGCTTCCACGGTCCACACTTACAAGCGAAACATTCACAAGCGGAAAAACATCTTTATCTTCTTCCGTCTGCAGTTCCCACGGCTGATCATTTTCCAGATAGACTTTTATGTTATAATCGTCTGCTCTTACGTCTCCTGCTTCCACTGCAAGCTCATACTGATTCGCAGCTTCAAGAGCAAGAATTCCGCAAATCTGGTCACGGACAATTTCCACATTATCCGGCGTACTTAAAAGCTCATGTACCTGAATGTCACTCATCCTCTTCTTCCTCGTCCTTAGACTTTTCTTCAAGATTCAGAGCGCAGATTAAACGCCCTACTCCAAGCGTTCTGTCAGGCTCAAAGCGAACCACATACAAAATCCATTCATGGCCGCTCATATCCACATAAACTACACGCCAGCCGCGTGCAGGCTTTACATATTCGCCGTCAGAAGTCAAATCGCTCATTCTAAAACAAGCAGTAATCGTTCTTCCTGCAATCGGATTCCCCTCAGTATCCACCAGATAACCAATGTCACCCACAAAACCCGATAAATTAAAACCTGTTCCACTAGGCTTCAAAAGAGTGAATGAAACAGCTCCGCCAACCTCTTTATCAGTAAGAGTTACTGCTAAATCTGCCTCTGCAAGCTGTCTCAAACCCATTATTTTCCACCTTTTTTAGAGCCAGCCTTTTTATCAGCTTCGCCCTTCTTTTCAGCTTCATCAGCTGCAGCATCCGCTTTCTTAGCCTCATCAGCTTTTTCTGCATCAGCTTTCTTTTCGTCTTTTTCTTCAACAGCAAGAATCTGGCCTTTAGAAACCGCATCATCAAATGCAGTTTCCGGCTTAAATATGCTCTTAGTGATTACATCACCAGGAGCATAAACCTTGCCGCCGTTGTAAAAGCTCACGCCCTCAGCAACAACGTACTTCATACCGTACCTCCGGCCTTAGTCCTACGAAAGAACAGTAAGACAACCGAAACGGTCAATAGATACAGGAATACAAACTGGACGAACAGTAGCCTGAGCCACAGTAGTATCCTTATCGTCGTTGTTATAAACCTTGTTATGAATCTTCATACCGCCCTGATATGTAACCTTTTCAGGAATAACAGAAGCGAATGGCTCAATCATACCAAGAGAAGGAACTCCACCGTAAACGCAGCGGAAGTCCAAATCCTCAGGATCAGCAAGCACGATAACCTTTTTATCATTCACAAATGGAGTTACTGTACTGTCATTAAATGCAGTGTAACGTCCGTTATAAACCATAAGGTCAAGACGATAAGCACCAAGTTCAATATAACCCATGTACTTTCCGCCCTTGTTTACAATACGAGGATTAAGGTTACCAAGTCCAAGACCGTCTTTCTTAACGGCGTTCTGAACAGCTGTATTCTGGATGAAAGCATTCCAAGCCTTAGCACCAAAAATAGCAATCTTAGCATCAACCAAACCGTCATCGCGGATAGCGTCAGCAAGAGTTTCCAAATCACCAAGCGGATCAGCACCAGCCTGGTCCCATTTAGTGCTTACAGTAGCAATATGAGTAGCCTTAGCGTTAAAGTCCAGCTCATAAGCATCATTACCAGCATCGTCAGTAAGTTTAAGTTTACCAGTCTGGAGAACCTGAGAAGCCTGCAATTCTACAGCACGACCAAGCATTCCATACATAAGCTGGAAAGCACGTTTAAGAATAGTAACCAAACGGCCAAACCAAGTACCAATAGCCTCGTATTCATTTTCACCAGGCTGTCTCTTGAGCAGGTCAAAAATGTTTACCGGACGAGCGAGCTTATATACAGGAGGCTTAACCTGCTTTCCTGTAAATACGTCGTCAGAAATTGCGATAGCACCGTTTGAAAGGTCACGAAGAACCGGCGCAACCTGCTCACCTGAGCGAATAATATCAATATCAACATATTCAGCATCAGTGTAATCTTCCTCAGTAGTCTTAAAGAAAGACGAAAGGAAGCCCATTTTATCCATCTTTGGGAAGCTCTCAAAGATTTTAAGAACCTTTTCCTTGAATGCACTCTGCATATCAAAACTCCTTTTAAACTACTGATTATCAGTAGAATTCTGTTCAGTAATCTTTACTGGAATAATTCCGGCTGTCTTAGCCAGATCTTTCTGCAATGCAGTAGCAGCAGTACCAGCAACCTTAATCTTAGAACCGTCTACAGGTCCGGCAATGTAAGCAGTAAGAGGAACATCTTTACCAGATGTACCACCTTCGAGCTTATCGCGGCCAGTATAGATAGCGCAGATTGGATCAATAAGACCAGATACAGCGATTCCAGTGTACGGAATGAATTTACCGCTTCCACCTCTATCACGTGCAAGAAGGTCACCCTGAACAACTTCGCCGTTAGCAGCGATAGTTACCTTACCAGATTCATAGAAACCGTCACCCAAAACGATTTCTTTATCAGAACCATAATTCTGGACATTCATGTTAGCCATAATTAGTTTCCTCCCAATGCTTTATCAAAAGCGGCCATCATTGCTTCTTCCTTTTCGTTGTTAGAAGCAGCTGGAGTAGCAACATCACCAGGATTATCTTCCTTGCGAGCTGTAACAGCAGCATTAGCAACACGCTTTTCAAAGTAAGTTGTCTGAACATTATTATCAGCAATAGCAGAGCCATCACGGATAAAACCAGCAGCAACATCAAGACAGCCGGCAATTTCACCCATCTTCAAATGAGCGTCACAGCGCGAGCGTTCTTCTTTAGAACCTTCTGCTTTACCAGCCGCAAAAACTTCGGCATAAAGAGCAGGCTCTTTAGACTTGAGTTCTTCGATAGTCATAACGCTATCCTCCGTATTATTTTGCGCCGCATTCACGGCAATATTTTCAGGAGCGTTATGACTTTCGCCATGCTCCATTTTCACAATTTTAGTAAGACTGGCTGCAATGTCAGAATAAGCACTGGCATCCACAAACTTAGTCTCTTTTCGTGTTTTTTCAACACTCATCTTCGCATTATTAAATAAAGCAGATTTATCAACATCATCAACTTTAGAACCGCTGGCAATAACCTCATCAGCAAATCCGGCATCCACAATCTCAGAACCAAAAAAGAAAGTCTCCTCATCCATCAATGAATGAACTTCCTTACAGCTCTTTCCGGAAATCTGCTCATAATATTTCGCCATCAGATTATCAATCGAAACAAGTAAACCGGCTTCTTTTTCAAGCTCCAGATGATTACCCATAACGCTAGACCAGGCGTTATGAATCATATAAACAGCGTTATCCTCAACAAGAATCTTACTGTCAGGATTCTCCACTTTAGCTGCAAGCGCAATAATAGAAGCACTGGAAGCCGCCATGCCCTGAATATAAGTTTCTACAGTTACTTCCTTATGCTGGCGCATAAAGTTACGGATAATATTAAAAATGGAAATACATTCCCAGACAGAACCGCCTGGACTGTCAATAACAATCTGAACTTTATTATCTTCCTGGTCATAGCTTTCAAGCTCACGGCGCATAAACTCCGCAGTAATACCACTTTCCCACCAGGAATCGCCAATTCGTTTATTAACCAAAATAGACTTCATATATGCCATTTTGTACCCAACAAATCGGAAAAACTATCAACTACGACACATTTTTTATCAGGTAAAAATAAAAAAAAAGCCCCGTGTTTCCACGAGGCTCCTCCCACTTAAAGACCTTATCTCACCCTATAAAGTCTTTAATCGCTCATACAAATTACCAAGAGCATTACCAATATGATTAACGCACTTTTCACTCAATCCACCGCGATTATTCATCATAACCTCAGAATAAAGCTCCAGATGATAAATCACATCGTCCAGCAATTCTCTACCTTCAAAAGATAACTGCTCTTCAACT